CGGGGGCCCTGTTCTGTAGCAATGAGAACAAGATCAACAACCATACCAGCAATTCCAGGTATACTGACAAATGAGATAGGTTGGGATCGCTCTGCCTCGCCTTGGCGAGCAAGCGGTTCTGATGCACCTCGTAATGTCTTTGGGACGTCGATATCGACCCCCAGGACTTGGACTGCACCTACGACTCAGCCTCAAAGGGTTGAGTACATGGAGGATGAACTTGGAACAGATGGGCGCTTTCGCCCATGTTTCCATACTTCGTCAAGTTGGGAGTTTGACGCACCGGTCCTTATTTCATATAATTATTGCAGCTATGCTGGCAATAGTTACGCAAATGAGGTTACGGCTTCGCAAGTAGCGGAGGTCTCGGGGCTTCAGACTGCTGTTTCGCCAGATATGGCGGAATTAGCAACTGAGGCCCTTGCCTTCATGATGCCTCGCATCAATGAAGGGAGTAGTCTCATAAACTTCGTTTATGAGTTGAAAGATGTCAAACGAATGGTTAATCCCAAGCAATTCTTGCTTGAGAAACGCGTAGCATTGAGAGAGCTCGCTAACCCGAATACTCGAAAGAAGTTCACGAAAGAACTAACTCAAAAGTTGACGGGCGCTCACCTTAATGCATCATTTGGAATTGTCCCCTTCGTGGCGGACATAGTACAAATGCATGATGATATCTTATCTCTAAGATATCGTCTTGCGCAGTTGAAGAAGTTCGCTGGAGTGCCTCAAGTACGTCATTACCGAAGGTACCTGCCTGACTCGAGTGGTAACAAAACCAATCGGGACAGGGTCTCAGTCAAAGTGACTGATTCCTGGCAGGACCCTTGGCGTGGTGACGGGGCATTTGTCGGTCCTCAAAGGCCTTTGCTTGTCATAGACAAGTGGAGCCAATGGATCAGACGTCCAGTGTATCATGCAACGATGAGGTATACATATACCTTACCTAGCATGTCGAAGGTAGATGAGAAAACTGCGGTGCTTCTGGATAATCTAGGGGTCCGATTGGACCCTGCAATTATTTGGAATGCGTTACCGTTTTCTTTCTTAGTCGACTGGGTAGTCGACGTATCTACGTTCCTTCGCGGCTTCGCGAGGGATAACTTCCCCATTACTACCAAAGTCTCTGAGTTTTGCCATTCATTGGCCTACTCAAAGCTATGTGGTATAGACTGCGTGCTCACTGATAGGACTAATCTTAGTCCACGTCCGGCATCCCCTAATGGGACTAGCTCGGCATGTGTTGCGCGTAACTATTCTACATATTTCAACCGCGTCTTGGCAAACCCAAGCCCTCACGCGGCCTTCGTCCGGGGTATGAATTTACGTAAAGCTGCCTTGGCAGGCAGCCTCTTATTAAATAACAACCGCCGGATTTACCAACGCTATTAAGTTCATCTTAGTAGCTCACTAGGTGGTTCACATCTAGTGTCACCATAACCAAAACCTATAGAAAGGTCTCAGATATGCTAACAAACGACTTGACAGTAACCGATAACGGTACCGGCACTAAGCCGGGCAGTGCGGGGGCGCTAACATACGCGCTCCGCGGCACTGATCTGACTGGAAGTACACGGAGTGTTGCTGCTGTTGCGGCCACAACCCCTAAAGTGCTGACGATTTCGCACAGCACCGCAGGGAGTGGCTTTAAACAGCAGATTTCAACGTTGATCAAGCACAGCTATAAAAAGCTGGATGCCGATCTCGCTGACACTGGTGGGATTACTCCCGAATCCAGCGTACACATCGTGATCCGTCGCCCCGTTAATAGTGGGGGCGCAATCACGAATACCGTGTTGAAAGAGCAAATTGGGGCAATTCTCGACGTCATTATGGCGACGGGACAGCTCGATAAGCTCCTCAACCAAGAGATCTAATCTCAGCGGTGGCTCGCAGGTCAGCCGAGCTCCCTAATCAGGAGTCAAGGCCGCTTGCGGGTCACCGTGGTGTTCCAGCAGAGACTGCACAAGTCTTGGGTGCGTGTAGCAAGAGACTAGGAGGACTACCCATGAAGGGAATCCAGAATAGCCTAGGCGCGACGGAACTTCTGTTCTATCGTCGCCTTTTCTTTGCTAGCTACACCGATGTGGCTAGTGCATCTGCAGCTACAGACATTGAAATCGAACGCGACAAAGCTTATATAGCTAGTCGCTTAGATGCCGAAGGGGTAAGCTTCTTGACAAAGACGCTCCCCAAATTGGGTAAGGCCGTTGACTTGGCTTTATCCTCCGGTACCTCCTTACTCTGCCCAGGCCTTTCCAAGGCCAAGGGTAGTCAGCTCCCCAAACTAATGGGTTGGCTGTTTAAGGAAGTGTTCGATGAAAGTGGCTCCGAACGCAGTGATGCGTCCGAACCCTCCGCGTTGGTTAAGCGCGGAGCAGCACTAGGTTATCTGCGTCAGCTCTTGTTTATGTTCTATAAACTTGAGCTGCCATATACCTCGGACCAAGAAATGAAAGTTATCAATACTTTCATTGAGACAGACCGAGCAACTCATTTTGATTTTGAGAAGCTCGATTCAGTTGACAGAAACGCCCTACGAATCGCGAAACACCTAATACATACGGTGTTGACCGAAGAGTGCGACGTGGAGGGAGTGATCCCTCGTCACGGTCCTGGTGCAGTTGCGACAGGTGAAAAGTGTCACGAAAAGATGCGCTTTAAGCGCTACTATCGTGCTCTGGATCAGGTATTCCCTTACCCGGAGTACTTTTTCTATAACGCTAATCACTTTAGTGATTGCTGCAAGGACTTCTATACTTGGGATGCTCTTGAGGCGGGTACGGCGAAAGTCGTACTGGTGCCAAAAGACTCCCGAGGTCCGAGGTTAATATCCTGCGAGCCCCTCGAATACCAATGGATTCAACAAGGCCTAATGTCGAAAATCGTTAAGATTATCGAACATCATCCTTTGACACGCGGCCGGATTAATTTCCGTGACCAGACGATCAATAGGAGAATGGCCCTATCTGGGTCCAAAAGTGGACGTTGGGTTACGCTAGATATGAAGGAGGCGAGCGATCGTGTTCTCACAAGCCATATTGAGTACCTTTTCCCAGAGATGTGGAAAAGGACTTTATTAGCTTGCAGGACTACCGCTACTACGCTTCCCGATGTAACCGTCATACGCTTGAGGAAGTTCGCACCTATGGGGTCAGCAATTTGCTTCCCTGTAGAGGCGCTCATCTTTTGGGCCTTGACGGCTGCAGCGATTAAGAATACGAATATAGGTTTAACGTCACTCGAGAGAGTGGCGCGATCTGTGTTTGTGTTCGGTGATGACATCGTGGTGAGGAAGCAAGACCACCTTCCCACCATGCAATTACTACCCAAAGTTGGACTATTGTTCAACGAAGGGAAATGTTGCACTTCAGGATTCTTCCGAGAATCCTGCGGATGCGATGCCTATCATGGCATCGATGTCACACCCCTCAAGATAAAGAGGAGGTGGTGTCATCACTTGACCGGTACGAGTCACGTTTCGTGGTGTGAGTATCATAACTCGCTAGCGGAGCGCGGCTATTTCGAAGCGGCAAGCTTCGTCGCTGAAGAAATTCAGCGAGCTCGCGTTACACCTTGGGCTAACTACCCAGGGAGCGCTTGCCCTTGCTTAATCGATCCCCGCAAAAATGCGGTTCAGGAAAATAAACGACTGAACTTGAAAACAAGGTTTGAGAACCCGAAAAGGGACAAACCGAACTATCAGGTTTATGAAGTTTACGCTTGGACTGCGCGTCCCGTCACATACGTGACCGGCGCACCGGGCTGGGGCGAGATGCTACGAGTAGCATCTCATAAGGTCCAAACCGAAGAGTTAATGTTGCAGACTAATTATCTGCAATATCTCTACGATAGGGACTCTGACCTGGCTCCTGCTCGCCATAAACTCCTATACCAGGAGTCCCTAGGCGACATGGTTGCGGCATACCAGTATACCGTCCGACGTCGGGTTACCCAAAAACGTCGGTGGGCTAGAGTGATTCTCTAGTAGGCTTTAAGCCAAT